TGAATGATCACCATAGACTTATGCTATTTATAAGAACACGTAAAGGAAAAATATTCCTAAGAGGAGTCTTGGCTACTTTCATAAGGAGAGAGATAAATGACAAATAACTATAAAGAAAACGCACAAGCATACTTAGATAAAGGTTTTAGTGTAATACCAGATAAATTTATGTCAAAGATGCCAGCTATTAAGGCATGGTCTGACTACTGCTTTAAGTTACCTACTCAGGGAGAGGTTGACTCTTGGAGCAATAACTTTGATAAGTCTAACATTGCAATATGCTTAGGGGGTGCGTCTAACGTAGTAGCTCTAGATATTGACGAGGTAAGACCAGAAATCTTAGAGATTATAATGCCCATGTTACCTAAAAGTCCAGTGGTAAAGATCGGTAGTAAAGGAGAAACACGCTTCTTTAGATACACCGGAGTAGAGCATACTCAAACGCTAAAGTTTGATGGTGAGATGGTTATAGAGCTTTTAAGTAACAATAAAAAGACTACTTTACCTCCTAGCGTACACCCTAATGGATCAAACTATACATGGGGCTTAGAGGGCTTAGACTTGCTTGAGGTAGACGTAAATGAACTTCCCATGCTACCACCAGCCCTGTTTGCTTCAGTAGAGCAAAAGTTACTGCTAAAGTTTCCAGACATGGAAAAAAAGACAGGTACGGGACATTTAAGTAGTGGTAGGAATGACGCACTAACGTCTTTATGTGGTAAGCTAATAGGAGAACAAAAAACCTTAGAGGAGAGTATTAATGCGCTTATTAAGCATGATACTGAGTTGCATGATCCTCCGTTACTGTCAGATAGTAATGAATTTTACCATACAGAGCCGAGGACAAATGCGCTTAAGATTTATTCTAACGTACTGGAGAGTATTAATAGAAGACGCTTTAGAGAGTCTAAGGAGTATGAGGTACCTACAGCTACAGTTATAAATGAAACCACCTTAAGCGAGGTGATAAAGGAAAGAGAGGGAAAGTTGCTAAAACTGGAAAAGCTAAAAAAGCCAAGCCAAGAGTTACCACCTGCGCAAGGTGTCTTAGGGAAAATACAGTCCAATATCCTTGACTGTTCATGGATTAAACAGGAGAATTTTGCTTTCAGTGCATCTTTAATTTTAATGGCTACATTGATAAGCCGTAAGGTAACTTTTCAAGGTATGTCACCTAATTTGTACGTGTTAAACATTGCACCGTCTGGAAGTGGTAAAGATGCACCTCAGAAAAAGGTACAGGAGTACTTAGTAGATATTAACGCAGAGTCTCTACTAGGAGCAGGGGATTACGTCTCTGACGCGTCTTTAATGGATGGTCTAGCAAATAAACCAGTACGTCTAGATATTATGGATGAAGCTGGCGGTATTTTAAGGAGTGTAAACAGTGGAAAGAGTGAATATAATTCTAAAATGGCTGACGTTCTCGCTGAGCTTTATACTAGTAGCAATAGTAAATACCTTGGTAGGGCTACTGCTGAGGGTACCAAAGGTGCTTGCTATCGTCCTAATGTGTCTATACTTGCTAGTACGACACCCACAGGCTTTCAAGAAGGGGTCTCACTTAGAGCTATTGAAAAGGGCTTACTTGGACGCTTCCTTATATTTTACGGGGACAGCGAAGGCAGAGCTACAAGACTTAAAAGACTTCCACACCTTGATACGGAAACTTTAAATAGACTTAGGTTCTGGAGAGCATACGAACCAAAGGAAAATAAGAATTATATTATTAATGGTATACCTCAAATGGTAGAAGAATTAAGTGCCACTAAAGAGGCAGAGGAGAAGCTAGATGCAGTTTTTGAAGAGTTTGACAATCTCAGACGTACTACGGAACATAGTAATCCTGTGCTTCCTATTGTGGCTCGTCTTTATCAGCAAATGGTTAAAATTGCAATGATCCATTGCTGTAGTCGGGCAGAGTATAAAGTAGAACCTATAAATATTACAGACGTAGAATTTGCTTATTTGACTATTAAAAATTATTATGTAACAATACAAGACGTAATAGAGAAACACATTTTTAATAATTCTAATGAGAAGAATAAGCTTAAAATATTAAACGTAATCAAAGAGGGTGAGTACGTAGATAAAAGAACCTTATACAATGCCACTAGAGAGTTAAATAAGAGAGAGAGAGATTCAATTCTTGATGAATTAGTTGAACTCGGTTTTATTGATAGACTGTCTGTTAATGTAAAGGGTAAGAATAAAATTGTATTCAAATTCTTGGAGGATAACGAAGATGATGACCTAGCGGTCACATCTCCTAGTGAGTCTACAGTAGACTCCGAATGTAATGAGGAGCTACGATAATGAAAAGAAGTGAGATGGAAGATAAATTAGAGATGTTTCTAATAGAACTTTTAGAAAAAGAAATGTTTGAATTTTTAGAACCCTATATGGAAGCAGGAGAAGGATGTCCTGCCAACACGTTAATCGGTAGTCCTGCTAGGGAAATATTAGATTTCCTAGAAAAGCGTGGAATGACACCTCCTTACAGTGAAAACCATAATAAATCTAGTATGCAAATAGCTAGGGGAGACAACATAAATTACTGGGAGAAAGAAGAGGGACCGGAGATAAAAGGTAGAATGGTAACTAGAACAGATTGGGAGAGTGAATGAAAAATCAAAAGATTAATACAGAGATTAGTAACCAAGATTATCACGATAATAGGAGCCACGTAAGTAGTTCTGGTTTAAAGCTTTACTTAAAGGACCCAGTAGAATACCATAAGCAGTACGTTCAAGGTATCCCATGGGACGTACCAGCCGCATTGCAAAATGCTTTTGACTTTGGTACTTACGTTCATGCAATGGTATTAGAGCCTCACCTATTAGAGGAAGAGTTTGCCATTTATGAATCAGGTTGTAGGGAGGCATTTGACTATGACAATCAAGGTAAAATGATAATTACAACAGGTCAGGATTCAAACGCTAGGAAGATGTTTAATAACTATAAGCAGACCATTTTTCATCCAGAGGGCAAGCCTATTAGTTCCTTCTTTGAGGGAGGTGTTGCTGAGGAGTCTATGTTCTCTGAGTTAGACGGGCTTAAGGTTAAGATCAGGACCGATTACAGGAAGGTATGCAAGTCAGGCTTCGCGTCAATTAACGATGTTAAGACCACCTCTAAAAATGTTAATTTTAAGAACATTACTAAAACGTGCGAAGAGTTGGACTATGATTTAAGTGCCGCGTTGTATTGCGACGTAGCCTTTCAAGTTACTGGTATTAAACATGACTTCTTCTTCCTCTTTATGGGTAAGAAGGACTATAAGAGTGAGGTTTTTAGAGCCTCAGAGGAGTTTCTAGAGCGTGGTAGAAAAAAATACAAAAGAGCAATCGCAGGAATCAAAAAGTCTAGAGAAACAGGAGTCTGGATTCCCGAGCTCGGGTAATAGTACATCGGAAAGCATACCTCAATGGGATAGTGATTCATGGGGTATGCTACAGGGATATAATAAGGATAGGTGTACTAAGGAGGAGAATGATCTAAGGAGGGATTGGAGAGCCTACAATTGGGACAGGCTAATAGCGAAGTCTACCTTAGATCATCAAGATGGGTATATGTCAGAGGATAAGTACGGCATATGTATAAGAACTATTAAGAAGTGCGAGATGGAGATGAAGTTAATTATTGAGCGTATAAAAATATTAAGAGAGGTAGAGAGTGAGTGATAATAGAGAACTAGCGGAGAAGTTATTGGATGCTGCTGATATGGAGGAAGAAATGAGTAGGACTAAAGACGATTGGCTAGAGGAAATACATAACGAGAACTTAGCAAACCTAGAGCAACTGCAGAGTGATAACGAGGACTTAAAGGATGAGATTAAAAGACTTGAGAGGCAACTACAGGATATTATTAGTAAGTCTAATGTGTCTAATGACTAGTTGTGCTACAGACTTCCACAGGACACCATACCTAGGACAGCCTAAAAAGATTATATACTGTATAAAAGACTTTGTAAGTATTGGAATAGGACCTATAGATGCAGATTCTATTTGTCACAATGCCTATAAGTGTAATGACAAGGACAAGTAATGGCAAATAGACGAGAACAAGAGAATAAGAAGGCTGAGGAAGTGACTGAGTTACTAGAGACAGTTAAGAGAATAGAGGAGAAAATAGAAATCCTCTTAGAAACGGCTGGAATTACAGTCATAGGGGAGCAGCATTGAAGGGTAAGGTAGCAAGGCAATTAAGGCAACTATGTTATGTTAAGGGGGAGGAGATTTTATCACCCCAATTACTAGTAGTAGATACACGTAAAGGTCTTAAGATGGTGCTCTCCAGTGAGGGGGAACATGTTACTCCTGATGGTCAGTTTAGGTATGATATTGTAGAGGAAGAGAGAGATGTAACAAGATTAAGCGCAGACCCTGTAAGGCAGGTATATAAAGATTTAAAGAACCAATGGTATGGCTTTACTAAGTCAGACCACAAGCGCGTCCAGAAAGACGCAAAGGAAGTTTAGTTATGAGTGGAAATACACAAAAGAAAGAATTTGTTGACGGAGTTTTCGAGCCATTAGAGGACGGGGATTATCTAATGAGAATGAATCGAGTTACTATCAAGCCATGTAAAGGTGGTAAGATGGTATCCGCTGGATTTCAAGTAGTAAATGGAGATGCTAAAGGTAGATTGGTATTCGATAACTTTCTAATTGAGCATACGTCTGACAAGGCTCAGGAAATCGGTCAAGAGAGACTCGGTAAGTACCTAGAAGCCGTAGGTGTAGATGGTGGTCTAGAGGGAATCGGTCACGACTACAATAGATTAGAGAGTGAGTATACTGAATTGCCTTTTATTGCGACTCTAAAGACTGAGGGAGAGCGTACCTATACGGCTGCCGACGGATCAGAGAAAACTGCAAAGGCTTCTAATAAAATCAAGGCTTTTAAGAAACGTTAAGTAAACAATCGACTTAAAGCGTCGATGTTTCCAAGGTTGTATTGAAAAACAAGAGAGCTAACTCTTACCTCAAATACATTGCGAGTTAAGGTGTAACCTACCTCCTCCTGTATGTCGTACGAGGGTTGATCGTAAAAAGTGGTTAGGTTGACGAGCTATCGTTTATGTAGACTATACACTAACGTGTAAGTCTCCAAAAGACAGAGAGAAAACGCATAAATAAACCATAAGGAATATGCACCGTCTTGTTGACCCGTATACTCATGGATGCATCTAGGTATACTGGAGGGAGCTAGGAAAGGGTAACCCTAGCATGGTTTAATTAAACTTTAAAGGAGGGATTGTGGAATTTAATGGTAGAGAGATTGAAATTAAGATATGGTCCAATGAACAATTAGGGTCACTTATTGCGGTAGATACCGAGACTGATTTCCGCCCTTTTCACACTACTCCTGAGATTATTACATGTCAGGCTTATGCAGGTGGTAGCGTAGCATATTACGTACCTCTGGATAAGCTGAAACTATTCTTTAATAAGCATTATGAGAGTACGCTTATCTTTCACAACTTTCCATTTGATGCGGATGTATTAACTGAGAAACTAGGAAGACAGTTTAGTTATGACTTAATTGACAGGGATAAAGTACGAGATACTTCTGTGCTATATAGATTGTACCACCTTGGTACTAAAGGCTTTATCCCTTTTAAGTATAACTTAGCCTTATTGACTGATATATTCTGCAATGAAGTCTTAAATAAGGATGCTGGTATTAGGTGTAACTTTGAGCAGTTTAGGGGTAAAGCTATTGAGGAAATACCTACAGACTTCTTAGAGTATGGTGCTATAGATGCTGTAGCTACGTTTGATGTTTACCTATCTCTCTCCAGTAGAATTGCTGGTATTGATAAGCATAATACGCTGTTATCTCATAACATACAATTAAAGGGTGATTTAGCGTTAACGCATACACATAAGAACGGCATACAGGTTGATCTTAAACGAAAAGATGAAGTACTAGGTGATTTAGTTACTAGATTACAGGAACAGGCAGACATCTTAGCTACATGGGGCTGGGTTAGAGGACTAAAGGGTATAAATGATAGGTTTGAGTCTATTCTTGGTACTATTGGTATTGCTGATAAGTTACCAAAAACAGAAGATGGTTCCCTCTCTAGTAAGGGTGAGGATTTAGAGCCATATAGAAATATTCAATTTGTTGACTCTTACTTAAAGTTTAATGAGATTGAAAAGGCTAGTTCGTTTCTTAATAAGTTAGACAGTGAGCGAGTACATCCAAGGTATAACTTAATAGTTAACACTGGAAGAACATCTTGCTCTAAGCCTAACTTTCAGCAACTACCTAAAGCAGGTGGAATTAGAGAGTGCTTTGTAGCGAAGGAAGGACATAGCTTTATTATTACGGATTACAGTGCTATTGAATTAGCTACATTAGCTCAGACTACATACGATATGTATGGGGATTCTGAGATGAGGAGACAGATTAATGCTGGGATTGATTTGCATAAATATTATGCTTCAGTTATGCACAATTGTCCTGCTAGTGCTGTTTCTAAGCAGCAAAGAAGTGAGGCTAAGGCTGCGAACTTTGGATTCCCCGGTGGACTTGGTATTGATACTTTTATTGAGTTTAGTCGTGGTTATGGTCTTGATCTTTCCCCTGATGTTGCTCAGCAAATGAAGGATACATGGTTTAAAGCCTTTCCAGAAATGAGAAAGTATATGCAGAATGAGGTAGGACATGTATTCACAAGAACAGGAAGACTACGAGCTAACACTAGTTATTGCGCAGAGAAGAATTCACCCTTTCAAGGTTTGGCTGCTGATGGCGCTAAGTTGGCTCTTTATGAACTGGACAAAGCAGGGTACACAGTGGTCGGCTTCGTTCATGATGAGATTATCTGTGAGGTTAGAGATGATCGTGTGGAAGAGTTACTTAAGGAGCAGGAGAGAATAATGATTTCTTCAATGCAACAAGTAGTTCCAGACGTTAAAATTGGGGTAGAGAGTATGATCTCTAAGGAGTATACTAAGTGATAAAGTACGATATAGACGTAGAAAAAGCTGAGGAACAGATACTCAGGTTAAGAGAGTTGTTATGGGAGGAGTTTCCTAATAAACAAGGAGCAATGATTTTTGGACCCAACGAATGTTTAGAGTCTTGTGTAGATAGTATAAAGGAGCTTCTTAGTGACAAATGAAGAAATATATAAGGCATTTAGAAGTCAAAAAGAATACTTTAAATTCGGAGAGTTTTTAGAGAATTGTATAGAATGGAGTTATGAGTATGAAACTGACATGGGAATATTACACGAAGAGTGCGGAGAAAGTGACAGTAATACTGGAGCCGGAGGAGATCACCTTATCCTTAATATCGACAATAGCTAGATTACTTGGGGCTATAAACGCAGATCAACATATAACTGTAGGTAAAAATGTTACCGAAGAAGAGTGGGAGTCACTATCAAAATAAACATAACAGACAAGGAAAGGCAAACGTGTAATGATTTTGCTGAGGCTAGGTCAGAGAGTAGTGGGTTATATAAGAAGAGGGGTGGCTTTAAGGAAGAGGATATTATCTCTGGAGCCATGGGAGAAATAGCGGTATATAAGGTCCTTAAGAAGAATGGACATACACTCCGCAAGCCTGACTTTGAGATTTACGCAAAGAGAAATAAATCATATGATTCGGACCTTAAGAGTGGCAATAAACACTTTCACGTAAAGAGCCAAACTACTAAGAGTGCCGCTCAGTATGGTAAGTCATGGTTATGTCAGAGGAAGGACCCTTTATTTTCTAATAGTGGGTATAACCATTACCTAGTAACTACTATTGTGGATTTAGATAAGAATACCGTAGAGGTATTAGGCTTTTTCCCTATGTTTTCAGTGATCAAGAAGAATCTAATAGGTGAGTGTAAAGTACCATGGTTTAGGGATACGAAGGTAGCACTATATCATGAGCAGTTAAGTAAGGGAATCACAGAATATCAACGCTGGAGAGTAATTAATGAGTAATTTCTGGGACGAGTACGGACTATTACACGTTCAACCAAATGAGCCATCTGAGAATGGTATACTATTTGCCTCTGAGTATTATGCGTTAGAGAAGATTCATGGACATCATATATACAATGGGGATGTAGCCATAGAGTCTACGTTAATGTATAATGATTGGTATGTAGCGAATCCTCCAGAGAAGGGAGAGCATTTTTCCCATGATAACATGACTGGATTAAAATGCTTAATGTATAATATATACGGTACTGAGCTAGATACCCCTATTCTAAAGTGGAATGATAGGTACTGGTTACACCCAAGGGATATTATATTTTACAGTATATTACGATTAGAGGGATTATGTGGGTTTTTATTATCATTATTGTTATTACCGTTTTTATTATTCTCGTTGATTAGACCTAAGGGAGAGACATCGGGTAAATGCCTATGGTTCTTAAGGCTTACAACTTTACATATGAGTAATTGCGCATGGCTAAGTACTGTAGCTGGACCACTGCTAATGTTAAGTACGTTTGTATTAAGTATTAGACATGGTTCAGAGCCATGGGATGATATATTTAGTATTTACTTTAAGAATCCAATGCACCCTATAAGGGAAGGTATAAGGGAAATTTATGAGTAACGATAGAGGTTGTAGTAGAGATGATTGTACGCATATTGTAACTAATACATGGTACGACGGTGTATTAGGCTCTTACTGTAGTCAGCTATGTCTATCAGTCCATGAGAGGAGTGACTTTAACAACATCCAGCACCATGAGATAGAGAGAGAAAAAGGCAGATTAGAACGGGAGAGGATATTTATGGAAGTAGGTAAGAAGGTAAAGCCATCTGATACACAGGAAGGTGGTAATCACTATAAGAAGAATAAGATTCAGCCTATAGATTATATACATGAGAATAATCTTAGTTATATGCAGGGTAATGTAATTAAATATATTACAAGGTATAAGGATAAGAATGGTTTAGAGGACTTAAAGAAGGCTAAGCATTATATAGATTTACTTATAGAGAGGGAGTACGCGGAATCCACCGAAGGTACTGAGGAGTTACGCAATGTCTTTATTTAGTTGGATAGGGGATTTATTTGCCCCTGTAGCAGACTTAGTTGATAATGTCCATACATCTACGGAAGAAAAAGGTATATTGAGAAATAAGCTTGCGGAGATAGAGGCTAAGGTGGCTACTCGTACATTAGAATTGCAGAGTCAAATTATAGAGGCTAACAGTAAAGTAGCCATGTCAGAACAGCAATACGGTAATACTCTAAGTAGATCATGGCGACCAATTTGCTCAATAGGTAGTTTTATAGCTCTTACTTTAATGGGATTAGGTATTATTCCATGGAACCAAGTATTAGCTTATATTTATGGTAGTTTTATAGGTGTACACATGGGAGGTAGGACATGGGAAAAGAAGAAATAGACTTAAGTAAATATACTGCTGAAGAGTTAGGGTATCTCTTTGGTAGAACCTTCGGTAGAAGGGCAAATATATACCTTGAGGAGATATGGAGGAGAGCTTTAACTGTAGAGGAATCTCCTTCGGAGAAGGAAGATTTCGATAGGGAGAAAAAGAAGTAGTTATATTTTACCGAAATATCTTAAAATAGCTAAAATACCTACAATGAATCCAGAGAATTTACTTATATCTACAACTACAGATACAAAGTATTCTCTGGCTTTCTTAGGTTCCTCTAGTGAGGCAATTCTTCCCTGATTATCTAAATGCAATTCTTCAAGTACGTCTGTTCGACGCATATGCTCAAATAAATTCTTATCTATCGAATCTAGCCTTTTCGATTGCCCTTCTAGTATGGTTACAATTAGCTCTGATGATTTCTCTTTCATACTCTTCCTTGGTGAGATATTGGTTAGTCCTAGTAACCGTGCGTATCCTTATTTCTTGGAGTGAATTTCCTCTGAAATGGTTCAACAGGTTGGATATTAGGTATTGTATTTTGTTGATTAAGTTCTTCAAGTAGTATAATCTCCTGTGAAGCAGGTAAATCTGCTCGTCTAATTTCTTGTTCTAGTGATGCCTTATCAGCCGGATCGTAAACCTTACCATCCCAGCCTATTCCTTGCTCAATTAATCCCTTAGCGTCTGGACTCTTAGATAGACCATCCATAAATGCACCTATCCCAGCAGGGTCATCCGACTCAATTGTATCATTAAACGACTTAGCCGCTTCATCCCCTAACTTAGTCCTGATTAAAGCCCCTATGTTATTCTGATTCTGTTTAGCACTATCAGATGTCCTTCTTATGGGATTACCTGCTTGAGCATTTTCCATTAGAGAGATATTAGCAATAACACCACCTAGCATTTTTTGTAATTCCTCTGGGTTACTAGTATTATTTATAGCCACTAGAGCCTCATGCGCAATTTTATGCTCTGGGAAGTTCTGCATAAACTTAGATAGTTTCATGAACTGTCTAGCCACCTTAATAGGAGTTCCCGGGGCTTTTGCTACAGCCTGACCTATTAGTAAGGCTCCTGCTACAACGGGACCACCAGAGATACCAGCGGCTCCTGCCAACATAACACCTTTAAAAGATGTAAGGTTTTTTCCTATCTGGAAGGCTGAATTAGATTGAGTGCTTAGTGTATGTTGGGCTACTTCCTCTAGATGAGATGCCATGGCATATTTCTTATTAAGGTCACGTAAGGCATTAACAGCCTCATCAGCACCACCACCTACCTTAGCGGCTACCTGAGAGTCTAATACGTCTGCTAACTTACCTACAATAGCAGCTTGCTGAGACTTCATTCCAGCGTATTTAGCCGGAGTCATAGTACCACCCTTAAGAGAGGATTCAAATACATCCTCTACCTTATTAGCAATATTGACCTTTACGTTAAATAGCTCTTTAGCAGAGAACTGACGAGCAACTATTTCACCTTCTGGAGCCATTTCTGGGACATAATCAATTATTTTTCCACCTGTTAGAGGGTCCATTTTCTCTACTTTATTGTATATTGTCTTATATGTGCTTTTTGGTCTAGTTAGTACAATATCATCAATAAACTGATCTATTTCATCGAAACTAGCACGTAATACAGGAGGTAAGTTCTTAGCAAATCTACTCTTTCCACCTACTGCATGTTTAAGCTCCGCACCTAGAACACCACCGTCTTTAAGTTTAGCACCGCCTTTAAGAATAAGAGCAGCCTCATCAACTTCATCAATCAGATCACTTATCTCTCTACCTATCATGCTCTTAGCGTTAGAGGCATTTTCAGCTACCCCTTTAGGGGAGAGAACTGTTTCT